TTATTTTTGTGTGCTAGCTTTTAAAGAAAGCAGATTTTCAAATTTATCGGCGGCGGCTTGATCAGCCGTTTGGAGAGCGTGTCCATAAATATTCATTGTTGTACTTATGCTGCCGTGACCGAGACGTTCAGAAATAATTTTGGCATGTACGCCTTGATTGATGAGTAGTGTTGCTGAAGTGTGCCGAAGATCATGAAATCGGATATATCTAAAGTTATTCTTCAGCACAAATTGCCTAAACCATAGATAAGGACGTTCATGATGGAATGCTTTTCCGTTAGCGTGGGCAAATACAAAGAAGTGATCCCCTCCAAACCAATTATCTGCCAATTTATCCCTTTCCCTTGCGCGGTATTTGTAATACTCTTTTAACTCCTCAAGAACAGACCTAGGCAATGCTACTTTACGCCGGGAATTCTTGGTTTTCGGTTCCTTAACTGAAGCTTTACCAGCTGTAGAAGATGATACGCTTTGTTTCACATCAATAACACCAGTTTTTAAGTTAATATGTTTCCATTCTAAACCAAGTAATTCACCACGCCTCAAGCCAGTTGTTAGCGCTAATGTAATCATTACCCGCCAATGATAAGGTTCTTTTTGAAGTGCTTCTAATAGTTGTTGTACCTCCTTCTCGTCATAGGGGATGATCTCTTTATATACAACCTTGGGCTTTTGAACATTGTTAGTAGGGTTGATTTTTATAATTCTCCATTCAATGGCACGCGAAAATATATTTTTTAAGATACGATGATGATATTGAATGGTACCAGATGACAAGGATCCTTTTTTGCGATCATGTCGGCTCCCCTCTTTGCTTAACGACTCCAGATAGTCTACAATGTGCAACGGTTTTACTTGATCTAGTCGCATATGTCCGAATACAGGAATTATATGCGTTTTAAGGCTGTTTTCGTATACATATAAGGTTCTTTCAGCAAGATGTTTGTTTGCATACTTCTCTCTCCATTCAGTAACAAAGTTTTTAAACGTCATTTTTTCCGGTGCAATGTACTCTCCAGCCAAAACCTCTTGTCTAAATTTTGAGTACTCGTCGTCTAAGTAATCTTGTAGACGTTTTTTAGTCTTAAGAAGTTTTTTATCATCAATTGTGACAGTCTTGGTTTTCCGTCCATATTTTCCACTTGCTTGTACTCCTGTGTATACAGTAAAAAACCATGAATTATCTCCTCTTTGCTGGATATTGGCCATCCTATTCACTCCTTTGGTTAAGATGTAGACACCCTTGTGTTTAGCCTGAAAACTTAAAGCAAAAGGGGGTTTTCAAGTCTTAGATACAGACTGCTTTTTTTAGTTTTAGGTTCGTTTTTATATTAAAACTGGAGATGAAAAATATATGATTTGGTCTTCTACTCATAGATATAAGATTATAAAAATTTAGTTATTCATCAAGTAATTTGTCTAACCCATCATCTTGATAATTCAAAAAAAATTCTATCTCTTTCTCAATAAACACATTGTCTAGAAATTTTATTTCTATGGAGTTTTTATTTATCTTTATCGGTACCTCATAGGTGTCATTTAATTCATTAACTGCAAAGTCGGTAATTGCATTAAAAATTTCTTGTCTGAAGATCAAAGGGATTTTTTCGAGATCAGATTTATCTTTAACAGAAAAAAAAATTTGTGAACGTTCTGGATAATGATCTGTATTTAATAATCCCTTTAATGTCATTACTGATTCGTTAAAATAAATCTCAACCTCGTAATAACTAGAATATTTCACTATGTTTAGTGTTCCAGGAGGAACCATCTTAATTTTATTTTTGCTTGGACTGGTAAATATAAAATTGATTCCTACATCTGCAAATGTGAATAATTCACAAGGGGTGACATCTAATAACTTACAAATAGCATCCATTGTCTCGAATTGAATTCCCTTGCCCGTATTATTTTGTAAAGCACTCAGTGTATTACGAGATAACCCCGTTCTCTCAGACAATTCAGAAATGTTTATTCCTCTCTCAGCCAATAATACTGCCAAGTTACATTTTATCATCGTTTATCACCTTTTCGTTTATATTTGCTTAAAAGTATATACAATTTGCTTAGTACATTCAACATTATGTATTGACACATTACTTGTCATTTGGTATCTTATAACCACCAAAATGATCAATACTATTATCAAAATGTTAATTGTAATGATCATATTGTTCTGTAATATAATCAAAATCGAAGGGAGGAGATATAATGGGGAAAATTACTTTGACAGTTAATGAAACGGCTGAATTAATTGGCGTATCACCTACCACTGTATATAACATGGCGAGAGAAGGACAAATACCTCACGTTAGAGTTAGGGCTCGTATCATTTTCCATCGTGACGTAATCGAGTGTTGGTTACGTGGTGAATATGTGAAAAATAACTGACGGTATTTTAACTGTTTAGAAAGGAGAGAAGGCATGAAAGAACTGGTAAGGATTAAAGAAAACGATGTTTTCACGAATAGTCTCATCATAGCTGAGAACGCACTCCTTCAACATCATTCAGTTACCCGTATTTTGAGAAATCACATAAAGGATTTTGAATTCTTTGGATCCTTGAGGTTTATGGATTTGAAATCCAAAAACTCAAATGGTGGTAGACCAATAAAAGTTTATGAGCTTAATGAGCAACAGGCGACATTACTCTTAACCTATTTGGATAATACCGTAACTGTCAGACTCTTCAAAAGGAACTTAGTCGATCAATTCTTTAAAATGAGATTCCTCTTACTCGAACGTCAGTCCAGTGAATGGCTCCAGACACGTAAACACGGAAAAATGTTACGCCGTCAAGAAACAGACGTCATTTCAGAGTTAATCATTTACGCGAAAAAACAAGGCAGCAAAAACGCTGACATGTTGTACATGAATTACTCCAAACTGGTGAATAGCTTGGTTGGGATTAAAGCTGGGCAACGTGAGTTAGCTACGGAGAAGGTTCTTTCGGTGATAGCACTAATTGAGGATCTAATCTTAAATACTGTTCAGGAAGAAATGTCTGCCGGGGTCTATTACAAGGAAATATACCAGCACTGTAAGGCAAAGGCGGCAAGCATAATGCAATATGTGTACCTTCCTGTGGAGCGGCTATTAATTGCATAAAGGAGCTACCACGATGACTCTGTCGGAACTGGCTCTTCAAACCATTGCAATACGCCGTCATCGTTCATAATATCCGCAAACAACTTGCTGTGGATACTAAGAAAGTTATCAAAGTAACTACGGGGTGAGGAAATGTTTGTAGTCATTCAAAAGTTGAAAAGGCGTAAAGCAAATCCTTACGGTACTTGTAAAGAATTAATTGTTGATAGCTACACTTTCACTATAGGTGAAGTAACTAAAACGAAATATACATGGCGGCATAGTTTCGAAAGATTCGAGCGGCCTAAAATGGATGCTTATAAAATCATGGTGCATCATAGCTACCGTGAAAATGGGCAGGTGAAGAAAAAACAGTGGACGATATGCACTATGAGCTACTACACGTTATTAGAGTTCTGGCCCGGTGACTGTCTGAACTCTAAATTACTTGAAGTGAAGTTGCAGGAAATGGGCATTAGTGAATCTGAATTGTGGGATATGGTCTATGAGAAACTAGATCCAATCATTGAAAGGATCAAGAAGGAGTTCCAAAGCACTCCAGAATACAAGGCAAAGCAAGAACAGGAAAAGATATTATCCCAGTACCACAAGGCTAAAAAAGAGTTCGAAGAATTGTATGGAGATAATACCTACGATTTTTGCTATGACGTTTTCGGCACCCTACGAAATAGGGAGTATCTTATAACCTTGGTAGACGCACAGGAAGAACGTGAAAAGAAAAGTAGTTACTACAGTTCTAATCAAAGTAACCACAGCGGTAGTTACTCGAACAATGATTATAGTAACTACGATTACAGCGATTTTTTTAAGAACTTTAGCGGTAGTTACCAAGGTTCCAATCAAAGTAACTACAGTGAGGACGATAAGAAAGTTCTTAAAAAAGTGTACCGCGTGCTATCAAAAAACTTTCATCCTGACATTACAAAAGATGATGGCGAAGCTATGAAGTTGATCAATAAGTTAAAGGAAGGTTGGGGGATATAGTGGCTAGAGATATTGCAAGCCAACTGACGTTGCAGGAAGCAAGGGAAAATTGCGGCAAGACGATTGAACGAGCAAGCGAACTGGCGGGCGTTCCTGTGAAAACCATAAAGCATTGGGAGGTAGATGCCACTCATGCAGAAATGTATGAGTTTCTGAGATTGCTTACCTATTACAAAACCTCAGTAAACCACGTATACGCAGGCAGGGCAGAAGACGTATACAAAGCCCGTAGAGAGGCGGTGAGTGTGTAAATGGAGATGGACCCAATGGTAATTGATCATATGAATTGTCATACAAGTATCACGAGCATCAAAGGGAAATTAATTGAAATCCTTTGTCGCGTTCAAGAAGATAGTATGTTTACGGGGGAGCATTTACAACATAAATTGTTCGAAGTTATATACGAGGCACAACAAGCCGAATCTATTCATTTTGGAGTGGTCAAAGAGTTTTTCGATGAACAAACAAAAAGCCTTAACAATACCTTGGCGGGGCGTTAAGGCAACACACATTACGGGACAAGCCCACGCGCACATTATAAATCATGTATTCGTAGAGTGCAAGGGCTGTCTCAATAAGGGGAGAGCACGATCGGTGAATAAAATTATGATGATTGATAACGAAATTGTCGGAATTACATTGAGAAAGATGCAGAATCAAGATTCAACTGAGCAAGAAAAAACACTAGCCAACTTCTATGAAGTAGGTATGAAAGAGGTCTTGTACGAAACAGCTCTTTCTCATTATCTTACGCAAAGACCTATGAAATTGAAACGCCCTGACATTATTGACGCTAATAAGAAGCTAACCGTCGAATTTGGTAATTTGTATGACCAATTGAACAGTGAAGCTAAGGATGCACTTTCTACTTTGGAAGATGCCTTTATCGAGGCTCATGCGCTGGAAATGGAAGAATCCTTTGTAATAGGATTTATTGCTGGATATAGAATGCTCAAAGGCCTGAACGTTTCCAGACGGGAGGGATTTTGAATGAACATGGTAAAGGCTAGTGAACAACCTTGGGAGTTTGAAATGTTCGAACTTCTTACGGGATATCCCAAATTACCTGATAGTGCATTTCAAGGTAAGTATCATCACATTAAATTTAATTGGACTCAATTTACTATTCGTTCAAATGAAATGGTCGAAGCGGCTTACCTTGCTATCATGCCTTTTACTGATTCGTCAGAACGGGAACAGTTCGCAGCTCAGTATATATATCGCATTTTAGAGCCGGGCTATGAAACGGCAATATGTAGTTTCTTTGAAGCTGCTTTTGGGCTTGAAGGAATGGAATACCTAAAAGAGTAGGTGGAAATATGGCAGGGAAAGGATGGATAAGGCTGCATCGAAAGATCATGGACAATCCCATTTTTAACGATATGCAGCTTTATCGTCTATGGTCAATCTGTTTGCTGGAGGCAAGTTACGCAGAGCATTACCAACCGATCGGGCGGCAAACTGTTCTTGTCCAACCCGGTCAATTTGTTACCGGAAGATTCGAGCTTGAAACCACGTATAATCGCGGTTTGAAAAGAAAAGAAAAAGTTTCAGATTCTACAGTTTGGCGGTGGATGAAGAAGCTTGAAACAGATGGTTTTTTGACGATAGAAGCGAACAACAAATTTTCAGTCATAACCGTTGATAATTGGGCCTTTTATCAGGGCGAAGACGAACAAAATGAACAACAGTTTGAACATCAAAATGAACAGCTAGTGAACAGCAAACGAACATCAAATGAACAGCTAGTGAACACAAACAATAAAGGTAATAAGGGGAATAAGGGAGACAAGGGAGAGAAAAGAGATATAAAAGACTTTTCCGCCGAAATTGAAAATTTCCGCTCTCGCTATTCTCCAGAGCATTTAAAACTGGTTGACGAGTATCTTGATTTCATTCGAGAGACAAGGACAACTCGAAGAATATCCGATAGCATCATTCACAAAATCATGGCCTATTTTGATAAATACTCATTCGTTCGTGTGGAATACGCAATAAGAACCCATATGAACATGACTGAAAAGAAAAGCGCTCAGGAAGCTTATACCTTCGGGATTGTCAGAAAGACAACAGAACAGGAAGCGGCTAAGAAGTTGCCAGCACTTAGGGAACAAGTGATGAATCAGAACGGAGGTATTAAGCAGCCGGGGAATCGGCTTACTCCTGAGCAATTAAGACAGCTTGAGGAAGGAGACGACAGTCCGTGAACCACGGTGAAGTGAATAAATTACTGGAGCTGATTGGAGAGTTTTTCCCTATCAACATTACTCCAGAGAAATTGAAAGCGTGGTGGGAGGTCATTGGGCATGTTGAATACGGTCCAGCGAGGAAAGCCGTGATTCATTGTCTCCAAGAATCTGATTTTATACCGCGTCCATCGCAAGTCCTGAAACGGATGCCAAAAATAAATGAACTCGTGAAATTAAGTTCCGGGGAAGGGGATTTCTTCGATCATGTTTACCGAACACAATCTGAGAGAAACGCAGCCGAGCGAAGAACTGCTAGGAAACTTCCTGAAAGACCCGACTCTATACCGGGCGAATAAACATCTTTTGTCGCCTGATTTGTTTGGCGAATACACTTGGCTGTATCACTTGATTCAAGAAGTAGACGAGCAAGAGGGGTTGTCTTACAAAGGGGTAGTTTCCCGTTGCGATGCAGACCGCATTAAGGTGTTGATGGAATTTCGTCAAGCTGCTTTCAACGAAAACCGTGTTCCTCTTTTAATCCGCACGCTCAAGAAGGACAGGCTGGCGGGGGACATTCTTTCCCTAGCTAACGAATTACGCAGCAGGACGGTGGAGGGTGAAGACCCGGACACTATTCTGAGGGATATTCAAAACGTCGCCTTTACTCTTGAGACGAGTGAAAGCGGAGGGATGGGCGACCCGAGCAGAGACGTGGACGAGTGGAGCGAATACATGCTGAAACTGGCAGAGGACCCGACACTAGCCTATGGGCTTATGACTGGTTTAAGACCTCTCGACTCCATTACGACAGGCTGGCATAGACAAGATTTTTCCGTAGTGGGCGCTTGGACGAGCATGGGGAAAACGGCCTTCACCATCGAAAATGTTCTACGCCTGAACAATGCTGGGTACAAGTGCGCTATGTTCTCTCTTGAAATGATCAAACGGCAGATTTACACACGAATGATGGCTAACAAACTTGAAGTAGATTTAGAGCAATTCAGAACAGGCCGCTTGGCTAAACACCATTACCAAGAACGCATGATCCGTGAAAAGGAAGCTCTGAAAAGCATTTATGTAGACGACACACGGGGAATAAGCGCAGATTACATCGTGGACGTGATGCGCCGTCTAAAACGAACGCAGGGCCTTGATTTTGTCGTTGTGGATTACCTTCAAGATGTTAAGGAGCATGGCGAACAAAACGACAACGGTGGTAGTGCATTGGCTCGTGTATGCCGCAAGCTGAGGGCATCGGCTAAAGAAATGGATTGTCACGTAATGGGACTATCTCAGGTAACGCGGGGAGTCAATGAACGACAAGACAAGCGTCCTTTGGTATCTGACTTGGCAGGAAGTACGGGAATTGAAACATCTGCTGATGTAATCGCCTTACTGTATCGGGATGATTACTATAACGCTGCTTCAGACAAGAAAGGTATTCTCGAAGTGAATTTTGCCAAACAGCGTAACGGAAAGCTTGGGGTGGTGGAACTGGCCTATGATCGAACCATGCAGACCATCCGAGACATTTACCATTATTAACGAACTGATAGATCGGTATCAAGAAGTGTTCAACCGACAAATTACACTCGCCTACGAAACAGGTCAAATGGATAGCGATACTTATAAACGGTTTGTTGTGATCGAATGTGATGCAGTTTCCCTTGATGCAGTCTACGACCATTTTGATCAACTTTTTCATGAATTGGCTGATTATCATCGGGGACGGCTAAAAGAACGGATTTTCAAAGGTGCTGAATTTATAGATTCGCTCGACCGATCAGATCCGCGCCGACCAGCAGCTTTAAATAAATATGATGCTTTGTGCGAACGCCTGCGGCAAAGCGAAAAATAAGGAGGATACGGTTATGTTGAATTTATTTCACCCTATAAGTCAAAAAAGTCTGACCGGAACTGTTCACCAACATCGGCGGCTAGAAAGTTCGCTTATCCCTATGGGAGACGTTTTGGGAGAAGTGGGAACACAGGCAGGAGAATTGCGGGTAGCGACCACATCACAAGGGCAAGACCACAGACGTGGTAAAGCATTGAAACACATAGAAACTCGCCGCCGACTGGTATACAACAGACCGGACAATGAATGGGGTGTATATGAGCTTTGCAAGGCAGTCTATGAGCTTGCAGAGATTGATCAAGTGGATTTTAACGGGGCAGACCTGATTGAAAAAATGATGCTTCTTCGGAAACTTGTCCCCTTTGTCTCCAGTTCCGCTTTGCAGATTGGAGTAACCGAATACCACGATTCCCGAAACCGACAAGGCTGGGGAATGGACTTCTTGAAATGCGAGGGAATGAACTATGGGTTTGCAAATAAAAGCCATTGAAGCCGCTCAGCAGATTCAGGACATTTTGAGAGAGGTCAAGACGGCCTATAAAAAAAGTGATCGGGAAGTAAAATACTACGATCATGAATGCGCGGATATAATTCATGCGCTGGAGTTCATTGAGCTAGATGCCGAGACAGCTTGTGCGCTCTGTCAGCAGCTTCGAGATAATAGGAAAAGGCGTAGAGAGGCCAAGAACGAACGAGAGCGCCTACAGCCCTTATATGAAGTCTCAGAAGGACACCCATATTTGATATATGAGTTTGAAAGAGCAAAATGGAGAACTGAAAGGATTGAATGCATACAGAAGCATCGCATGTACACACCACGTATTAGAACGGATCTGCAACAGGCGTTTGACAGGGTGAATTGTAGAGACTGAAGTCCTTTAAGGACTTTGGTTTAAAGGAAGATTGCTGTCGACCAGACCGACCGCAATTCCCGCTATCCCTTCAACGGATAGCGACATTAGTCTCTGCAACCAAATTACAAAAAAACACGGATTTTGCAACCAACAGATCTATTCACGCAATTTCAGTAAATTGAATTGCTACCAACTCGGATTCGCAAGATGTTGCGAAGCAAGTCGTCAAAATGACGTTTCGTAGCCAGAAGTGGCAACGGCAACCGTGCCCACAAGTGGGCATGATCCGTTTTCCCCAGAAGTGGGGATGAAACGAAATGGGTGTCACCAACTTTGGGGAGGCCCAATAGATGAATATTTTCGCCCACAAATGGTCGAAGACCTCCCAAGACAGTCGGACATGGTGATTCACCATGTCAGGAATTTAAAAGGTGCGTTAAATATGACGCTCACACATTGGGCCTTTTGACTTAAAAGTTCTTAAAAAGTGAAAGGAGCGATCGATTGGAGGCGATGCAAATGGAATTATTCCCGACAGCAAATAGGTCAGACATGCAGCTGGCTCGAAGCCTTTTGAATCGGTACACCAGGATGCGTAAAACCGTTGATAGCCTGTCCGCTAGGAATGCAATAGGTGAGAAAGAACGACTAGTTATGGAGGAATACAGACGAAAAACAGAGGCTGTAGAAATGGCTGTGAGCCTTATTATGGACGATAACGTTCGCCGGGTAATGGAATTCCGGTTTATCAGAGGAAATACGCGCTGGGGGACTGTGAGCCGGTTCAGTAGCATAACAGACCGATCAGTTGACAGGCGAATTGTGCGCGGAGTGGAATCGGTTGCAGAAACACTGAAGTTGATTGGTTTAATATAAATCGTTAGAAAAAAGTTCTTCCAGACATGGAGGAGCTTCTTTTTTGACTGTGGTAAAAGTACCTAAGGCATCTAAAATTAAATGTGGAAAATTAATGAATGCTATTTATATAATATAGAATATTATGCATATATTTTTTTGTGGATTCCTCTTCTTGATTATTAACTGGGGTGAGTATGTATTAATAGAATAACTTTAAGGAGAATGACAATAAGATGAAAATAATAAATGTATCCGTAAAAAAATACAAAAGCATTAAAGAATCAGGTGAAATTCATTTACATAATAAAATTAACGTATTAGCAGGAAAGAATAATACGGGAAAATCAGCTTTTATTGAGGCTATATATAAAGTTATTAACGGGGATCTTGTTGATCACATTTCCTTTAACCCTGAATTAATAGAAATAGTTATAGAAATTAATGTATCAACCGAAGAATTAAATTTTATAAATCAAAATGTTCAATCGGATTATAGTATGCCAGATTTTGAGAGACTTAGATTGACCATTAATTACGATAATATAGGAAATTATACGATTATAAAAAAAACAGAATTGTGTTATAACAATACTTTTATAATTTTATATCAGAATAATTCTATAAGCGGTAGAACAGAATATCTGTTTACAAATTTACATGGGCATGACCAAGCTTATACTGGAAGTCTCCCGACGTTTTTAAATAACACTTATTTTTTGTTGAAAAATAAACTGGTCTACATAAGTGGTTCAAGATATGTACCAATGACAGAAGGTTCTAACTTACATAGTTCCTTATTTATTGACGGAACCAATCTTAATGCATTTCTTTATACTTTACATAACAATGAGGAGAGGATCTTTGATAAGATTAAAAGAACATTCACTCAAATATTTACTGATGTTACTTCTATAAGTACACCTATTAATGATAATAATAATACACATATTAGTATATATTTTGAAGGTATTGAGAACCCGATTCCTTTATCGAGTTGCGGTAGCGGGTATACTCATGTTTTATTACTTTTGTGTGTTCTATTTACTAAAAAAGATAGTGTTGTTTTATTTGATGAACCACAGGTTTTTTTGCATCCTTCAGCAGAAAAAGCTATATATGATTTAGTTAATGATATTGGAGAACACCAATATTTATTTACCACTCATTCTCCAATTCTAATTAATTACCCTGTGGAAAAGTATTTATATCATGTTAGAAAGATAAATGGGTACAGTATTTTTACACAATTGGAACAAATGCAAGAAATACTGTTTGATATAGGTGTTAGCAATAGTGATTATGCATTGTCTGACAAAATAATATTTGTGGAAGGTGAGACAGAGGAACTTGTAATTCCTATAATCCTTTCTCATTATGGGTTGAAACAGATCGGATATAACTACAGAATATTGAATATGAAGGGAACCGGTAAGGAGTTTAATAAAAAAACAGCTATGAATAGTCACAGAGAAAAGCTTGATTTAATCTTAGGAGGGGTATCTCAAAGCCCAATTCCTTATAAGATAATTATTGATGCTGACAATAAGACAGAAGAAAAAATTAAAGAATTAAGAGATAATTACTCGGATAATATTATTATTTTGGATAGAAGGGAATATGAAAATTACTTTTTAGATTGTTATCGAGAGTTGGCTGAAATTATTAATCTTGAATTAGAAGAAGAAAGAATTAACCCAGAAGAAATAAAATATGAGATAGATTCTATAACATCGAATACAACTGATAGAAAATTATTTCCCCGAGATTCAATGGAAATATATAAAGATGTTGTAGGTAGTGAAGTTTTGGAACGGTTATTTGAAAAATACTCATTAACATATAATAAGGTAAAACATGGGTTACACTTAACTAATTTAGTGTTAGAAAACACTCCTGAAAAATTAGAGTTCTTTAGAAACGAGCTAGAGGGTTTTTTACAGAGTTAAGAAATGAAGAAAGTAGTGATCAGAAAAACAGGATCAATCACACTATTTTAACGTCTGTACCGCGTCTGTAGTACGTCCGCACAACGTCTGTAGTTCGGAATTAAAGTAGGGACATAGGGTTAACGCCCGGGTGTCCCTGCTGTCCCTTACCACGGCAGGACTCGTCCACGCTTAAAGGCACCGCTTTGAACACAGGGTGATAGAGCACTGAGTTGCGGTGGTGTGGAAGCGGGGAAGGAATAGGTTAGAGTCCTTTCCAGGCGCTCCGCCCGGGCGCGGTAGAACTACGGGCAAAAAGTAAATAATCACTCATGACCTTCATGGTAGAAAGTATTGAGTGAAAAGAAGACGAAAAGCGACGGGAAACCGCCGCTTTTTTGCGTTCAAAGGAGGAAACGACATGAGCTATGCATATTTGGACAACACAGGTATTCTTCATCTGCATCCGCTGGAGCGGGAGGCACAGAAACACGGTAAATACGTGGAAACCAACCTGGAGTATGACGACAGCGGTTTTCCGATCATCGGTGACGAAGGCGTGGTGTACTACCCAAATGAGGGTACAGCCTACATCAAAGGTAACAAAGCCAAAGGTCAAAGCATTGCAGTACCGAACGTGCTCAAGCAGTTGGCTGACAAACTCAAGTAACACCTTTTTCCCGGCTTAGTCCGGGGATATGACACATACAGGATTATAGCGGTTCGATTCCGCTGTGTGTCTTAATATCTGTTTACGATTATAAGAAACGTGCTGTAAAATGTCGGATAAACACACCTTAGAGGATGGTACAGCCGATGATAATGGATCGTGAACAATTTAGAGTGCATTTGAAAGAGGGTAATCGCAAAGGCTTGCCTCTCATAAAAATGATCGCATTCAAAGCAAAATACGTTAAAATGGATCAAATGGATTTCGAGACACATTTCGATAATCTCTTGAGTGTGCGCCTTAGCAACGTCTTAGCGAGCGAGTTTCAAGGCAAATCGTTCCAAGAATTCGCTAACCACAAATTATCCTATTATTCAGGGCTAAGAAACATGGGTAAGTTAACGTTTTATGAATTTCTGGACGTACTGTACGATATGGCTGTTCCAATACAGTTAGACTACAAAAGCAACGAATACTATACTGTTACTCAGCTCGCTAATATCTTGGTAGCTAAAGAAGAAGATATAATAAGACAGTTAGAATCAGGTCGATACAAAGATGCATTCATCAATGAGCAAGGTGAATGGCTGAAGCCGAAGCCGCCTGAAAATGAATACTAATATCTCAGTCGCCAATAGGCGGCTTTTTTATTTGCTGAAAGGGTGATATTAATGGCGAAGTATAGTAAAAAGCCTATAGAGGTTGAAGCGATTCAATATGATGCAACCAAGTACCGTGAAGCTGCTGAGTGGGCGAAGGGGCTAATTGGAAATAAGCCTTCAAAGATAATCGAAGTTGCCGAAGATGAGCGCATATTCATATCAACGGCAGGAGGTAATATGACTGCTTATCATGGGGATTTCATCATTTTTGGGCTCGGTGATGAGTTTTATTCAGTTCCACCGGAAATATTCCATGCAAGTTATGACGAGGTGAGTTCATGAAACTCTATACAGACGGAACCATAGAAGGAACACCGCATAAAGAGGGTTAAAGCAGACAGAGGGTTTGGAAAATAATACTATATAACTGAACTAGATGTGTTATATTAAAAAAAACACTAAAAGGTTGGGTTAATTATGGTTAAAAGACTTCTTGCTGATTTGCCTTTATCCGAGCAACTCATGCATTGTACTGTTAGAATTGAAAGTGAAGATGCTGCCGGTAATATAAGCGAGGGTACAGGTTTTTTCTATCAAATGTTACAAGAGGATGAATCGTTACAGTACATTGTAATGGTCACAAACAAGCATGTGATTGAGGGTAGTGAAGTCGGACGGTTCGTTCTGAATTTAGCAGACGAAAACGGTAACCATATTCTTGGCAGCCAGGAAGTTATCACCTTAACGGAATTCGAACAACGATGGATTAAGCATCCAGAGGATGTTGATTTATGTATGATGCCTTTAGCGCCGATCATCCGTGAGGGAGAAACAAAAGGTAAATATTATTCCATATTGACACTAACTAGAGATGACATTCCGTCGGATGAACAGATATGTCAGTTAAATGCAATTGAAGATATTATAATGATTGGTTATCCGAATGGTATTTGGGATAGGTTTAATAATTTTCCTGTTATGAGAAGAGGTATTACTGCCACACATCCGAAATATGATTACAACGGAAAACAAGAATTCTTGATCGATGCAGCTTGTTTTCCTGGTTCAAGCGGCTCACCTGTTTTTATATTTAATGAGGAGAGCTTTATTGATAAAGAACAAGGATTAATCTTTAGAACTAAAATTTACTTAATGGGTGTTCTTTACGCGGGGCATCGGTACACTACTACCGGGGAAGTAAAAATAGAGGAGGTTCCAACAGGACTACAATCTATCTCAAGTATATTTATTAATTTGGGCATTATTATAAAGGCTAGCAATCTACTTGTTTTTGAACGGATTCTTAGAGAGAGAAACAGTTAAAGGACTTTGTATACTACTCGAGACAACATTTAATGTTGTCTTATTTTTATTACAGGGGGTGGGTGATATGACATGAAGCTATCTGAGAATCAAAAGAAGTTTGCAGATTACTTTATTGAGACAGGTAACGCTACTCAAAGCTATCAGAGGGCTGGATATAAGGCTACAGGTAAATCTGCTGAAGTAAATGCTTCCAGATTGCTAGGAAATGCTAAGGTGAGGGAATACATCGACTCGATAGTGGTGAAAAAGGACGAGGAACGAATAGCGAAACAGGACGAGATTCTTGAGTTTCTTACATCGGTGCTGCGTGGGAAGGTGAAAGAACAGTTCCCATTGGGCATGGGCATGGGTGAGCAATCGCTCGTTAAGAAGGAACTGGACGGCAAGGATCGCATAAAGGCTGCTGAACTGCTTGGGAAACGTTATGGATTGTGGGTTGATAAACTGGATGTTAACGCCGTTGTAGCGCCTGTTTTTGTTGACGATATACAGGGTGAAGATGATGGCTAGAAAACTATCCGAATTCATCCCGAAGGCGTTTCATGCGACATGGAGAGCTGCGAATGATCCACACATCCTCAACATCATAGAAAAAGGTGGCCGCGGTTCAGGGAAATCGTCAGATATAGCACACATCATTGTGCAGTTGCTTATGCGTTACCCCGTTAATGCTATTGGTATACGTTATATCGACAACACCATTGAATTATCCATTTTCGAGCAAATGAAATGGGCCATAACCGAACAAGGTGTGTCGCAGTTTTTCAAGATTAATAAATCCCCCATGCGGATAACATATCTGCCGCGAGGCAATTATATGGCCTTTAGAGGTGCACAGAACCCTGAGAGGCTTAAATCCCTGAAAGATGCCAACTTCCCATTTGCCATAGGGTGGATTGAGGAATTAGCAGAATTTAAGACGGAAGAAGAAGTTACAACCATCACCAACTCCTTATTGCGTGGAGAATTGGGAGATGGTCTTTTTTATAAGTTCTTCTATAGCTACAACCCGCCAAAGCGTAAGCAGTCATGGGTCAACAAGAAATATGAGTCTGTATTCCAACCGGATCATACACACGTTCATCACTCTACTTATTTGGACAACCCGTTTATCTCCAAAGCCTTCATAAAAGAGGCTGAGAGTGCAAAGGAGAAGAACCAACGGCGTTATGAATGGGAGTATCTCGGGAAAGCTATTGGGTCCGGAGTGGTGCCGTTTGACAACCTTACATTCCGCACAATTACAGATGAAGAGGTTAAAAGCTTCGATAATATCCGCCAGGGCAATGACTGGGGTTACGGTGTTGATCCGCTGGCCTTTGTTCGCTGGCATTATGATAAAACACGGCGGAGAATCTACGCGCTGGATGAAGTATACGGCGTAAAGATAGCTAACCGAGAGTTGGGCGAGAAGCTCAAGAAGAAAAAGTATGACCAGCAGCTGACCATTGCGGACAGTGCAGAGCCAAAGTCGGTGGATGAATTAAAAATGCAGCTTCATTGCAGATTCAAAGGCGCTAAGAAGGGGCCAGGATCGGTGGAATACGGTGAAAAGTGGCTTGATGATCTTGATGAAATCGTCATTGATCCAGTTCGTACACCAAACATTGCGCGAGAGTTTGAGAATATTGACTATCAGACAGACGCTGACGGCAATCCGCGGACGCGGCTGGATGATAAGGACAATCACACTATTGATGCTACACGGTACGCCTTTGAGGACGATATGAGGCAGCCAGGTATCTCATTTGATTAATACAGGAGGGAGGTTACACATTGAGCACCACACAAGACATCATTCGCATGCTTGAAGCGAACTCCCCGATGACTGATATGGAAATCGCTATGCAAGAGATAACCACATTCAAGGGTTCGCTTAAAAGAGAACTCATGTTACTGGGGCAGGCATACTATGAGAACAAAACCAAAATACTGGAGAAGAAGCGTACAGTTGTTGGCGAAGGCGGGGTAAGGCAAGAAGTCCATAATCTAGCTAACAATAAGCTAATACATGGTTTTGTTCGCAAACTCGTAGATCAGAAAACAGGGTATCTGCTTTCCAAACCATTTAGCATACAAACTGACGGCCCTGATGAATACAAGAAACGTCTTGGTGACTACTTCGGCAAAGACTTTCAACGTACACTTAAAAACGTTGGCAAGAATGCAATTAATAAGGGGATAGCTTGGCTACAGGTTTATTACACCGAGACTGAAGAACTTGCCTTCAAGAGCATTCCAAGTGAGGAAATTGTCCCGCTTTGGAAAGATTCAGCGCATACAGAGTTGGATGCAGTCATTCGATTCTATGATGTGATCTACTATGAGGCTAAAACCAAGAAGACCATTACAATAGTTGAATTTTGGGATTCAAAAGGAGTCATGCGCTTCTCTCAAGATAAGCTGGTTTCGAATGATCTAAGTCCATTAGGAGAAGTGGAATCTCACTTTACAGCCATAGTAAACGGTAAGGAAATGCTTCTGAATTGGGAGCGCCCGCCTTTTGTTGCATTCAAATACAACGACGAAGAACAACCGCTTATAGAAATGATCAAAACATTGGTTGATGATTATGATTTGCGGATGTCGGAGAATGCGGACAATATCGAGGATATGCCGAGCAGTATTATTGTGCTGAAGAATTACGGTGGCGGAAAGCTGGAAGATGCACGGCGTAACTTAGCTCAACTACGTATGGTTAGGGTTGAGGCAGACGGCGGCATTGATACGTTAGGTATAGACATCGATACTACAGCACTAAGCAATCATATTGCTGAATTGCGTAAAAGTATATATGAGTTTGGTCGAGGTGTGGACACGCAAACGGACAAGTTTGGTAATAATCCATCTGGCATAGCCCTTCGTTCTCTCTATCAGGATTTAGACTTGGATGCGAATACGATTGAGGCAGAATTTCAAGCCTCGCTGGAACAGCTTCTTTGGTTCGTAGATCAACATCTTTATAACACAACAAAGGTTGACTACTCCAGTTATGACGTTGATTTCATTCTTAACCGGGACGTTATGATCAATGAGACTGAAGCGGTTGAGAATGTCAAAAACAGTGTAGGGATATTGTCTGAGGAAACCAACCTGGCAAATCATCCTTGGGTCACTGATGTTCAAGCCGAAGAAGAGCGTAAAAGGAAAGAATCTGCCGAAGCCTTGAAAACTGTGGAAGATCAGCCTTACGGTGGCACAGGCGGTAATCCCCCTGAAACAGATCCAAAACAGGATGAACAATCATGAAGTCCGAGGAATACTGGTCAGGCCGTATGGACGCTCTGAATGAGGCGCAGCTGGGCAAAGGTGATGCTTACGTCCGCAAAATGGAGATTGAGTACGCCAAGGCTAACGCATCCATCCAAAAAGATATTGACGTGTTCTACCAGCGGTTTGCGAAAAATAACGAGATAAGCCTAGCGGAAGCACGGCAAGTGCTGAAAGCTGGAGAGCTCAAAGAGTTCAAATGGACGGTAGACGACTATATCAAGGCAGGCCGCGAAAATGCTGTGGATCAACGGTGGATGAAGGAACTTGAGAATGCATCTATCAGAGTGCGTATGACTCGCTTAGAGGCTTTGCAAATGCAGATGCGGCAACATGTCGAAGTCCTAACCGGAAAGCGTCAGGCAGGCGCTAAAGAGCTTATGGGCGATATATACAAGGATGGGTACTATCATTCTGTGTTTGAGCTACACAAGGGTACAGGGTTGGGCGCCACTTTCTCTAAGTTGGACAAGCGGCAGATTGAAGCGGTTTTAAGTAAACCCTGGGCAGCCGATGGTTCGAACTTCTCTGCACGGATCTGGAAGGACCGTGACAAGTTGGTCCACGAGCTCCAGACTGTTTTGACTCAAGGTATGATACGCGGCGATACACCGGACAAGATGATTAACGCACTGTCTGACCGTATGGGTGTATCCCGATCAGCGGCAGCCAGGATCATCCAGACCGAATCCGCGTACTTTGCTGGTCAGTCTCGTATGGATGCTTATAAGGAGCTGGGCGTAGAGCAATACAAGTTCACGGCTACGCTGGATAAACGCACATCAAGTATCTGCCGGCACATGGATGGAGAAGTATTCGCGGTGAGCGAGGCTGAGGTAGGAGTTAACTACCCACCGTTGCATGCTTATTGCCGTTCTACTACGATTCCGCATTATGAGGACAATGTCCAGGAGCGCATAGCGCGGGATGAGGACGGCAAGAATCAGGCAGTGCCGGGTGACATGACTTATTCTGAATGGGCCAAGGAAAACGTTCCTGCTACGGACCGTGTAACTGAGCCGATCAAGCCAGTCGAACCAGACAATAATGCTATTAAGACGGTTCCCCCAGAGTTGGAGAACCTACCAAACAGACCATACAACCCTAAAGCTTCTTATCACGTGGATATCCCTAATGTATCATCGGTTGCTGCAGACAAAATAGCAGACATTAGCCGGGAATTGGTACGTGAGGGCTCCAAGACTGGTAAGGGCTATTTGTCGTTCACGGACTTTGATGGCAAGGAGTTGGCGAGGATCGCGGGCAGTAAAGACAGTGTACCATTCACACCTAAAGCGCGGGATATGCTGCTGAGCGCTCCTGCTGGCAGCCTAGTGCTTGCTCACAACCATCCGAGGGGCAACAGGCTGTCGGTTAAAGATGCGCGTTCTATGGCGCTATATGCAGCTATAGGGGCTATGGTGGTAGCTGGGCATGATGGCGGCACAAGTACACTGTCAGCACCGAGCAAGCGCAGTCCGTCGGAGTTTGATGAGGTCCTGCGCCGAGTGGTTGCCGAGGTGGACGCACAATTGCAAGCTGATCCAGCTTTCGCTCAGTTGTCACCAACGGCCAAGAACGAACGCTTTGATTATCTGGTGCTCATGGCGATAGTAAGCGAATTGGGGTGGGAATATGCCGAAGACTTCGAAGCAGCAAGAGACGGTAACCGGTTTAGATGATAAGCCGATAATGCTTGATTTTGATGCTCCAGTAGATGAACGGGTGAGTGCATATATCAGTCAGGTGTTAGGACAGGAAGGTGAAGATGTGGACAAGGATAAGATTAGGGAACTATTCGAGCAACTTCTCGGCGATTATAAGTCATCTGAGGAAATGGTGATACATGAACGTGGTGGAGACGAAAAGGAACTTGAGAACACTATAAAAGAATACCGGGAAGATCTGGAGGCGTTGTTGAATGAGTGAATCCATGAAATCAGACGCACTTTCCAACGCAGAAGTGTTGGACATCTTAAGAGAAAAGATCGGTTTTGTTGGCAAGCCTTCGTCAAGTGTTGAATGGCGGTATGAATTAAACAAGACCGGTAAACTGGTGATTGATGGTCGGGCTACTCTTTATGACATCGAACGAGCTATGCAAATAACAATTGACTTGTCAACAGCCTTTTACATCCCGTGGCAGCCAATTATTAATTTTAAAGTGATAGTAAGCAAACATGAAGGGACACGTATTGAGTTAACTACGTTGCCTGTATCTTCTACTGGATGGGTTACCATAAACTCGGAACTACCTTATTGAAATTCTAGGTAAATCACCGCCGTTTGGTATTGTGGGCGTAAAACACAAGACATCACTGGCCGAGACCAGGTTAAAAAACGAAGATGAAGGAGCGGTATATATGGATTGGTTAAGAGAATTGCTGGAGGGTCAAGGTGTTCCAGCGGACAAAATCACAGCTATTACAAAGGGGGTTGAGGACAAGTACACCGGATATGTGCCTAAGCGTCGATTTGATGAAATAAATGATGCTAAGAAACAACTTGAAGGTGATTTGAAAGAACGCGACAAGCAGTTGACTGATCTGCAGAAGGCGGCGGGGGATGTTCCGGCATTACAGGAGCAGATTACTAAGCTTCAAGAGGACAATAAAGCTGCTACCGACAAGTACGAAAATGACATGAAGGAACTGCGCTTGAACACTGCGCTTAAGATGGCTTTGAGTGGTCAGGTTCACAACGCTGATATTGTTGCGAAGTTACTGGACAAAACAAAAATCGAACTGGACGACAACGGTGCTATAAAAAATGGTTTGGACGACCAACTCACAGGCCTTCGCGAAAGCGATGGCTTTTTATTTGTCCCAAAAGAGGACCCGAAACCAGGATTCCAACCGAAAGGTGCTACACCAGCGGATGGAGCAGGCGGAAAGCAAGACCCGGGTAAGGGTGAGCCCAATTACGGGAAGATTGCTGCACAGAATAAGTCAGCGGATAACGAAGGCCTATCTAAAGCCCGTGAATCCTATTTCCAATAACAGGAGGATGAGAAAATGAGTAAATTTGTAACTACTAAATACGGCAATAAGAAGGTTATCACTAAATTCCCCGATCATTATGTGAACTTAGCTGTAACAGTGGATGATGCGGGAATCACAGCTAATGCTGATGGGAAGAAGATTGTTCCTGCTGGCACGATTATTGGCAATGGTATTTTGAACGATATTACGAAGTTAGCTAAAAAGGCAGTTACGACTACTGGTGTTTCTAATGCTGAAGGCGTCCTTTTTGAAGATGTTGACGTTACTTACGGACCATCTGCAGGCGCGATGATGATTCACGGATTCGTGGATTTAAACAAGATTCCAACGGCTCCAACGCCAGAAGAAGTGACAGCACTCAAACAAATCACATTTTTGAAATAAGAGAGGACAGGTGAAGACATGCCAACTATTTTTGATCTTGTAACAGCTGAGAATATTACTACCTACTATCAGGAAACAGCATCTAATGCTATTCCTTACTTGGGGGCGACATTGTTCCCAGCGAAAAAGCAACAAGGGCTAGATTTGAAATGGATTAAAGGGGCAGGAGGCTTGCCAGTATCCCTGCAACCGTCCGCATTTGATGCCAAAGCCACATTGAGGGACCGGATCGGATTTGAAGAAATCAAGACTCAAATGCCATTTTTCCGTGAAGCTATGAACATTGATGAAACAGAACGCCAAGAGTTGTTAAGGTTGTTATCATCTCCTAATGCGGTGTATTACCAAACGCTGATTGATAAGATCTATGACGACAGAAAAACGTTGATTGATGGTGCTGTGGTAGTGCCTGAACGAATGATCATGCAATTACTTTCTTTGGGTCGGATCGACATTGTTGCCAATCGCCAGCAATACAAATACGATTACAAAATGTCTGATGAGCACAAAACCACGCTTACGGCGGAAGCTAAATGGAGTAATCCTGATGCTCCGATCATTCAAGACATCAAAACGTGGCAGGATCTAGTCGAGGATGACACTGGTGTACGTCCTGAGAATGCTATTTGCACACGGAAAACGTGGAACTACATTTTGAATAATAAAACTATTCGGTTGGACATGAATCCTGTAGGTGGTCAGAACATCATTATGACCGACTCCATGATGAAACAATACCTTTTTAGCAAGTTGGGGCTTACTGTAGCTGTATACAACAAGAAGTTTGCTTTGCAAGATGGCACAACAGGCCTGTTTTACCCAGATGATTACTTTACCCTTATCCCTGCTAACACACTGGGCAATACGTGGTATGGTACTACACCTGAGGAAGCGGATTTGATGAGTGGCGGTACGGACGCTCAGGTACAGATTGTCAACACAGGGGTTGCGGTAACAACTTACAAAGAACCACATCCAGTAAACGTAAATACTATCGTGTCTGAGATCGTATTACCTTCATTTGAACAAATGAACAACATCTTTATCGCTAAAGTTAACTAAGGGGAGACAATTGTCTCTCCTATTTATTTTGGGAGGAGTGAATAGAGTGAAAGTGACTCTTACAAATAGTGCAAAGTACGGCGGTGAATTCCACATCAAGGGGCAGGAAATTGAGGTAGAGCCAAAACATGTGCCAGGGTTGATTGCTGATAAAGTTATTAGTCCTGATACAGAAGTGCCCGAAGAACCTGTCGAAACAGATGTCAACAAGATGAATCTAGCTCAGCTGAAGGATTACGCCGAACAAAACTCCATTGACCTCGCTGGTGCAACCAAAAAGGAAGACGTGCTCGCAGCCATCGTGAAAGCGGGTGAAGGCAATGGAACCGAACCGCAGGGAAACGCTGCTGACCAAGCTTAAAATCCTACTTGGCATTCCAGTTACTGATACGAGTAAGGATGTACAACTCGGATTTTCCTTTGATTTTACGATTGATGGCATTAAGAACTACTGCAACATATCCGACATACCGGTGCAACTGGAAAATACAACGCTGCTGATCGCCAAGGACTATTATCTCAACCAGTTTGCAGAGCCTGCAACGGCTGGAGAAACTGAGTTGAACGTCCAAAGTGTTAAGCGTGGTGATGTGCAGTTTAATTTTGCGGCTTACGCCAAGAAGGGCGTGGAGGGTACGGCTTTCATTAAGTCGTACGCCGCGCAACTTAATGCATTTCGAAAGCTGAGGTGGTAGCCATGCAATTAGGCAATCCAGCAGTGGAGCGTAGGCTGCTTGAAATGACCTATACGGGGGTTTGCCGAGTCGAAGGACAGACAACTAGCAAAGACCCAGTAACAGGCGTTGAGCGTCCAAAGGACGGCGTTATATTCGACAACCAGCCATGCGCGCTTTCTCAAGCATCCTTGCCAAGTGCCCAGCAGACAGATACAAACAACGATGTTGCTTATGACGGCAAACTATTCATTGCTCCTGATATCGTCATTCCGTCCGGAAGCCGCATTTATGTGACGCAGGACGGCATGAGCTATGAGTTTCAGCAGTCGGGCGAGCCGTTCATTTATCCAACCCATCAAGAGGTAAAAATGAAGCGAGTGGGCAAGGCATGAGTGGCTTTGCGGACTTTGATTTTAGCGAGTTTGAGCAGCTGGGGAAGAGCCTGAAAAAGATGCAAGCTGATTACCCACAGTTCGTCGAGAACTGCATAAGAGAGCTTGCCAGCAGGCTCTTAGCTAAGACGGTGGCGAGGACTCCCGTAGATACGGGGATGCTCCGGCGTAACTGGCAGCTTGGCCCTGTAGAACGTGTAGGGGGAGGCTACAGCATCGAACTGTTTAACCCTATCGAATATGCGCCTTATGTGGAATACGGGCACCGTACTCGGCTACACACGGGCTGGGTGGAAGGTGGATTTATGCTGACAATTTCCGAAAGGGAACTTGAACGCGAGTTGCCTGCACTCATGGAACGCAAGCTTAAACGATTTATGGAAGACCACCTGAGGTGATGCAATGGAAGATGTAAAAAACGGAATATTGAAGTACCTGAGCACCTTTCAAACGGGTGTCCCGGTGTACGACGAAAGAATTGAGCAGGGTTTTCATGAACCGTGCTTTTTTGTGTTGATTATTGATGGAGCTCAGAACCGGGAATTTAATCGCCGTTACATGCGGACTGATAGTTTCGATGTTCACTATTTCCCGGACCCAGACAACCCGGAAAAGCGCCGTGAATGCGAGGCGGTGGCCAACAGGCTGTATGAGGAAATGGAATACATCCAGTGGGAAGGCAGCCTGTACAGGGCGGTGGGAATGAAACACCAAATCGTCGATGATGTGCTGCATTTCTTCTTGGATGTGAATGTCCATCTCATGCGGCCGAAGGGACCAGAAACAAAAATGAGGACTTTAAAACAGGAGGCTGGTATACGTGGCTGATAACCAAGAAACAGAAACCGGGGCAACGCCTGTTGTGGCACCTACGAAGAAAGAGACGGCAGCGTCGTCAGCTTCGGTAGAACCCCGTTTTGCCAAAGAGCAATTTCAAGAATCACAGCAATTTACGCAAATTGAAAAAGATACATTAAGCGTCCTACTAGAGGATGAGCAGGATTACACCATTAGTGAAGCTAGACGGGTTCTCGCTGAATGGTTGAAGAAGGAGGTTAAATAATGGCTGGTACATGGGTTACACAGAACAAGGATCTACCTGGCGTATATACCAACGTTGTTTCTGAGCCTAAACCACTGGGCACGTTAAGTGATCGTGGTACCGTCACCCTGCCGTTGACATTAAGCTGGGGGCCAGCAAAACAGATCATTACTATCGATGCTGGTGATGATATTTCAAAAGCGTTGGGATATGACATTACAGATACAAGCCTCCTGCTGGTTAAGGAGGCTCTTAAGCGCGCCAAAACGCTGCTGGTGTACCGCCTGAATGAAGGAACAAAAGCTACAGTCACAAGTGGCAATCTTGTCGCCACAGCGAAGTATGGAGGCGTGAGAGGTAACGATATTTCAATTGTAATTCAGGCTGACATTGACACACCATCTAGCTTCAACGTTCGGACTTTGGTCGAGGGCCGGGAGGTCAACTTGCAGAAAGTGACTAATATTGACGGTCTGGTAGCTAATGAATGGGTGAGTTTCAAGGCTTCTGCTACTGATAAGACATTAGCAGCTACGGCCGGAGCGCCGCTGACTGGCGGGGCAAACGGTACGACAACCAACGCAGACCATTCCGATTATATGGCAGCCATTGAGACACAAGATTTCAACACCGTAGGAGTGCCGTATGATGACGCAACGCTGAAGCCTTTGTACACCACCTACGTTAATCGCCTGCGGAATGACGAGGGCAAAAATGTGCAAGTGGTATTACCAAATTACAGCGCGGCCGACAACGAAGGAGTAATAAACGTCACCAACGGTGTCATTCTGTCGGATGGCACAGTGATTGACAAGGTTAAGGCAGTCGCTTGGGTAGCAGCAGCTACAGCAGCGGCAAACGTTAACCAGTCGCTTACTTATGCTGACTACGATGATGCAGTGGATGTAGATGTAAGATTCACCAACCGTGAAGCAATCGCAGGTGTGCAGAGCGGTCAATTCTTCTTTATCTATAAAGGCGGCAAAGCCAAGGTACAGCAGGATATCAATACATTCCGTAGCTTTACGCCTAAAAAGAATAAAGACTTCCGCAAAAATCGTGTCGTTCGTACATTGGATGGCATTAACACCGATTTGCAACGAGTCTTTGAAAGGTCCTACATCGGCAAAGTTGATAACAACGTTGACGGGCGTAATCTCGTTAAAAAAGAAGCTATCAATTTGTTCGAACTTAATCAACAAATCAGTGCTATTGAGGAGTTTAATCCTCAGACGGATGTAACGATCGTACCTGGTACAGACAAAGATGCTATTTACGCTGAGTATTACGTTAAACCAGTAGATAGTATCGAAAAAATCTATCAGTTAGTGAGGGCGAGATAATATGACACAGTGGTTGCAAGCTAAGGATACTATTTCCGGCCAACAGGGTCGATTGTACGCCACCATAAACGGTAGTGTGGAAGAGATGGCCTACTGTAAGAAATTCGAAGCAAAGATCGAAAAAAACATGACAGAAGTAAAAGTACTGGGATACCTGGGCGATCAGAATAAAGCCAATGGCTGGAAGGGTACGGGTTCAATGACTTTTTACTATGTGACCTCATTGTTCAGACAAATGATGCTGGATTATGTGACCACAGGTAAAGATACCTATTTTGATCTGGTTGCTGTCAACGAAGACCCAACTTCCTCGATCGGCAAACAGACCGTGACGCTCAAGAATGTTAATATAAGCAGCATTATTATTGCTAAGTTGGATACTGAATCTCAATTGTTGGACGAAGATTTGGACTTTACTTTTTCCGGGGTCGGATTGCAAGACAGCTTCACAAAACCTGTTTTGGGTGGTAACTAAAATAATCTAAATTAAGGGGATATAAATAATGAGTGACTTGACATTGTTTTATGCGGAAAATGTGGAATCGGAGATTACTGAGGAAATTGCTCTCTCTGAGCGTTTTAAGGATGCAGAAGGGAAGCCGTTATTGTGGAAGATTCGTAGCGTTTCAGAGAATGAGACGTCCATAATCCGAAAGGAATCCGCTAGAAAGGTAAAGGTGAAAGGCGTTTACCAGACTGAAACTGATTCTGACCTCTTTACGGCGAAATTGGTAGTAGCTGGAGTGGTTCATCCTAACCTTAAAGATGCTGGGCTGCAAGCGTCTTATGGTGTTATGGGGGCGGATTCCCTTATTCGAAAAATGTTACTTGCTGGGGAATATACTACGCTCATCGAACGTATTCAGACGCTGAGCGGATTCGATCGCGACATTAACGATCTGATGGATAATGTAAAAAACTAATCGTGGAGAGCGATCCAGATGCAACCTTTGCATACTACGCTCTCCATGAACTTCACATTTTGCCACATGACCTTATGTCAATGAGTCAACGGGAACGCGCTGCGATTTACGCCATGATCTCTTATCGAATAGACCAAGAGAAAGCTGCTCGAAAGAAATAAGCAGAAAAGTTTCTCAGGCCTCTTGATTCACTACAAGAGTTGTAGTATTCTTGTAGTAGGAGGTGACGAGGTGAGTAATAAAGCGTTGAATATCATGATACCCGAGAAAATGTACAACGAGTTGAAAAAAGAGGCTGAGAAAAAAAGCATTTCTTTAGCTGCGTTGGCAAGGATTGTTTTTTCGGAATACCTTGATAAAAAATAAAAGGAAGCCCTTCTCCCCGACAAGAGATAAAAGGACTTCCCAACCAGGTTGTTGCCAACCTGTGAAATATTATAGCACGGGTTGCAACCTCCTAGCAATTAACAAGGAGGCAACATCAATGGAAAACATGTCCAAAGAAACCCGTATGACTGAAAAGGTTAGTGAATTTATCGAAACTTGGTTACACACATCACCGTGTGATCATGAAGTTGAAGAAGCGACTCAAATTTATAATCATATTATGGAACGGTTTGACAAGCTTCATTGGTTGGCATTGGGGGCTGTTTGCACTTTCGGAATCCAAGAGGGCAAACGCGCTGAACGCTCGAAAAATAAATTAACCATATGCGAGACAGAAGAAAACCAAACGATCGCTAAGGGAATACCTGAAGCTGATCGAATATATGTTTTGCAGTATCAAAACAAACTTAAAGAGCAGTGCTTGGGAATATTACTAGCTATAGTCGATGATGAATTGTACGACAAAGAAAATATCAAAACGGATGTTATTGAAATGGTAAAAACATTGAATGAATTAGAAGCTATTTTCCCTCTGTATGGGGGGGTCGCGCTCTAATGCCACGTTATTTTGATCATCAAATGTTCTTAGAACGTGTCGCAATCCTTGGGAACGGTGAATACACCGTTCTTGGGGAATATAAGAAGGCTAAAGAAAAAGTTTTAATCAAGCATAACGCATGTGGTCATGAGTATTTGGTTGCGCCTGACAAATTCTTGGGCGGAAGGCGGTGTCCGCCGTGTGCCGAGGAAATTCGCCGCAACAAAAGGCGTTTGCCATTAGAAGAGGTAAAAAGAAGACTCTTTGAACGAGTTAGGGATGAGTTCAGTATAGTCGGGGATTACAAAAGGAGGGATGCTCACACGATTCTAAAGCACAACATCTGTGGTCACGTTTGGGGCGCGAGAATAGATAACTTTTTAGAACTCGGAAGAAGATGCCCTAAATGTGGGGTGGAACGGAGAGGTTTGAAAAGAAGATTGTCGCAAGAGGAATTTGAAGAAAAGTTTCATTCTGCTCTAGGTGAAGGATACGAACCACTGGAACCTTATGTCACGGATAGACAGAAAATTAAGGTTTTGCACGTGGGATGTGGAACTGTTTTTTTAGCGCCACCAATGACCTTGTGGAAAGGACATGGATGTCCTGTGTGCAGGAAAAGCAAGGGTGAGTTAAAAATAGTTAATTTCCTGAATGATGCGAACATTGAATACATCCCTCAATATTCCTTTGATGATCTTAAATACAAGCTTAAATTAAACTTCGACTTCGCTGTTTTCAAAGACGAAAAGTTGATGTGTTTGGTTGAGTATGATGGAGAACAACACTTCCAGCCTGTCAAAGCATTTGGCGGAAAAGAGGAATTTAAGAAGGTTAAAAAGAGAGATCAACTTAAAGACCAATACTGCAAAGATAACGAAATAAAATTAATCAGGATACCGTTCACGCAATTTGATAATATCGAGGGGATTCTTGAACGAGAATTGAAGATTTTATCGAAGTTAAAATAATAGACTAACCCCTCCTTGTTTGGTAGAATGATGGTAAAATCTACCCATTCATGGAGGGTCATTTGTGAAAAAAGTCCTGACTTTAATTTTATTGGTTATTTCATTAACGATTGTTTCTGCCTGTTCTTCTGCTAAAGAAGAAGCGGCTACACCTACTCTTGATGATTATGTAAAGGCGCTTACGGATGTCGGGGCTAAAGATCAGGGAGAAAACGCATATGCTTTAGTTAATGCTTCTAGTGGGAAACTTCTCGCGCTAGGCACTACCCCAATACAAATTGTAGAGTATGATTCGGTTGACGAAGCGGAAAAAGCATTGAAAGAACAGCCCAAACTCAAAAAATGGTCAATACGTGGAAAGGTGCTATACAGCACCAAAAGCGACGAAGCGAAAAAAATACTAGACGAACTGAAATAATTGGTTGGGAAGGCGCCTATAAGGCGTCTTTTTTTATGCCGGAAAGGAGAAACGATGGCAACTGTATCAACTAGCCTCCAACTGTTCGATAACTTTTCTCAACGCCTAAACGCAGTCAATAGCGTCGTTCAGGCCACCACTAGGCAAATGGAAAGGTTGAGAACTGCCACGAACGCACACATGAGGTTTGATATCCAAATTGCTAATGAGGCAATTTTAATGAATCAGGTCAGGCTCATCAGACAACGAATACAAAGCCAACTAAGGGTTATCCAAGCTCGTATACAAATTGAACTACCAGCGTCATTGCAAGCTATGTTTGGCAATCTTCAAATGCTTGTGTTGCGTCTTATTCGTGTTGTCCGGCAACTCAGAACCAGTAGCGGAGCGAACGCAGCAGAGTTACAAGCCGCTTTAGCGCGAATAGCGGACCTAGAACACAAAATAGCCCAATTGCAAGAGCAAATAAACGGAAGCTTGAGAAGAGGCGAGGGAGCTTCAACTGGTTTGCTGGCTAACCTAAAAGGTATGGCAGCAGCCTACTTATCAATGCAAGGGCTTAAGGAATTGTTTAGCGCTACTGTGGGCGGTGCGATGGAACAACAGAAAATGCAAGATATGTTTGTTGCTCGTACAGGTCAGGAAGACGTGGGTAAAGCTATGTTTGGACGATTCAAGAAAAATGCGTTGGCGGCTGGGCAGGATGTTAATGAATCACTTCAAGGAACACTGTCATTTTTCTCCGCTACTCAAAATGTCGATCAACTGGATAAGCTGAACAACCTTGCGCAGAGATTGAATGCCTTCGATAGTGCCGGTAATGGCATGGAAGGAGCTGCCTTCGCCCTTAAGGAAGCATTATCGGCCGACATTGTATCTTTGGCTGAACGCTTCAATATGGGTAAATCCGATATTAGAGCATCTGGCATAGTGGACTTTGCCAAAAAAGGCGATATCGACGGTTTTATCAAGGGTTTCGACAAGTTATTAGAATCTCAAAAGATGGGACAAAAAGCGTTTGATACCATGTTGGCGAGTCCTGCTAAACAGTTGGAAATCATGAAAAACAACGCGAGGTCCATGTTTGCAGATGCTGGGGGAGCTGCTACCAAGTCACTTCTTCCAATGATCCAAATGCTAAACAATGCCTTTAAGCAAGGCAAATTTGACGCATTCTTTGCCAACCTGAGTAAAGGCTTGGATTGGGTAGTACAAAATGCGATTAAAGTTTTTAATGTTTTATCTCAAGTTTATGGTTTCATTTCGAGCAATTGGCAAAACATAGCGCCTATTGTCAAAGGGGTGGCAGCAGCGTTCGTGGCTTGGAATTTTGCTATGAAATCCGTAGGGATTACACTGGGAATCATAAAGTTTGCGACTGGTACTAGCACCATGGCTATATTCGCTCAAACCTTAGCAACACGAGGTCTTTCAGCGGCTTGGGCAACCCTAAATACTACAATGAAGGCAAATGTATTCATTGCGATTTTGACAGTGCTGGTGGCTATAGTGACGTGGATGTATGAAGTGTACACAACTAACGACATGGTTGCGGCAGCAATGCTGTTGAAATGGAATGAAGTATTGAATTTCTTCGATCAAGTACCTATCTTTTTTACTAAAGTCGGGTACGGCATCGCTCAAGCCTTTATGGACGCTAAAGCTAGCGTCATGCAAACAATGCAAGATATGATTAACGGTGTTGTGAATGGTGTGAATGATATGTTGGCAGCTTTGAACAAAACGGGAATGATCGAGGTTCAATATGTTGATCAAGTGCGAATCGCTGATGACTCCAAAATAGCCGCTGATAAATTCCGAAATGAAACCGCGGCCAAGATCGCTGCAAAGGAAGCCGCCGCTGCCGCAAAAGCCAGAAAACGCCAAGACGACACCATGGACTATATCCGTAAGCGTGATATGGATCGACGGAAACAAAACGCTGCTGCTAATCCTAAGGCAGATAAGCCTTTTGACTTCACCAAATGGAATGCAGCAGCTGACGCAGCTAAAAAAGCTAATGCTGGAGATGACAAAAAGAAAAACGTTGGCAAGGTAGATAAAGTCGGCAAGATTGAGGACAAGGTAGATATCTCATCGGAGGATTTGAAGGTCATGAGGGATATCGCAGAAATGAAGTCTATACAGAACTTCGTAACTCTTACGCCTACAGTGCAGGTCAAGACTGGCGATATAAACAACGGAGCTGATGTAGATACGATCATTAAGAAAATTGGCGACCATTTAGAAGAACAATTTGTTTCAACGGCACAGGGGGTGTACACCTAATGGAACACGCCATACTACTAAGTTACAACAACGGAGAAGAAGCATTCCGTATCCCAGTCAATCCGCCTGAAATGAGCATCAAGGAAGCTGGTGACGGCTCCACATTTAAAATCGTGGACGGGGGCGAGATTAACGCAATCCAGTCGCGAAAGCTGACGGAGATATCCTTTGATAGCTTCTTCCCTGGACAGGCGTACCCATTCGTCAACACCGATGAATTGCGGCCAATACCTGAATATATAGCTTTAATAGACAAGTGGATGGACACTAAGCGGCCCATCCGCTTTATTTATTCTGCGATCAGTTTTGATCCAGGCGCGCAGAAGAGTCCACAGGAAATTGCTATTAACATGCCAGTGACCATTGAGGAATTTGAATGGAAGCCAGTAGCGGGGACCTCGGATATCGAATACACCATCACATTTAAGAAATACGTGTTTTACAATGCGGTGCAGGCCAAGGTTAAGCAGACCACAACCAAGGCAGGCGCAAAAAAGACGACAACCACAAAGGCTAAGGCCAAGCGTCCTAATGAGAAGGTCAAACCCAAGTCGGTCAAGGTTAAAGCTGGAGATACGCTTTGGATTATCGCTAAAAAGAACCTGGGTGACGGGTCCCGTTACAAAGAGATTCAAACACTCAACAAAATCACGAACGCACAGGCCAAACGGCTAAAGGTTGGGCAAGTGCTGAGACTGCCGGGGTGATGGCATGGACATTTTTATAGACAACCGTGACGGCAATGTATGGCAGGTATCTGGCGAGGCCTTAGCCGGGAAGGAAAATGCATCGGGGTTGGTATCTGAGCTTACGTGGAAAACAGAACGCACCGGGAGCCCAGGGAGCGTAGATATCACCCTTGTTAAGGATGGAATCTATCAAAATAAAAAGTTCAAGGTGCAGAACGGGGATATCATACGGATCACCAAGGGCAAGTACAAGATATTTTATGGCTATGTTTTCTCGGTGGAACAGTCGGAGAAATCCGACATGAAGATTACTGCGTACGACCAAATAAGGTATCTCAATGCCAACGATACCTATGTTTTCAAAAACCTAACGGCCGGGGCGGTTATCAAGCGCATTGCGGAGGACTTCAAACTTAAGACCGGGATGATTGCTGATACAGGATATAAGATTCCGGCCATGGTCGAGGACAATCAAAAGCTATTAGATATCATTTACAAGGCTATCGACCAAACGCTCATGTCTACTGGATCAATCTATGTATTTTACGATGACTTCGGCGCTCTGGCCCTTAAACGTGCCGCTGACATGCTTGTATCTGTATCCGTGGGTGATGGCAGCCTAATGACCGGATACGCGCTTAAAAAGAGCATAGACAGTGAGACCTACAACTATGTAAAGCTGGTGCAGGATAACAAAGAGTCCGGCAAACGGGATGCCTACGTTTACCAGGACGGTAACAATATTAAAAAGTGGGGTAAGCTTCAACTCTATGACAAAGTAGACGAGAAGATGAATGCAGCTCAAATAAAACAAAAGGCGCAAAATCTGCTCACCTTACGCAACAGAGAAAGCAAAAGCTTAAGCATAGATGCTATGGGAGACTTGAGCATCCGGGCGGGGTGTTATGTGCCTGTGTTCATCGACGATTTGAAGGTGAGTCAAGTGTATTTGGTTGATTCATGCACACATAAATTTTCGGGTTTAGAACATACCATGTCACTCGAATTGAAGGTGATTTAATGTACAAACAATTACAAAAAATAGCGCTGGGTACTTTAGATGCATCTAAACCAAGCGAAAGTATAGTCGGACAAGTAACGGGAGTAAATCCGCTTGAAATTACTGTTGATCAAAAGCTGGTGTTGGACGCAGATTTATTGCTTGTTACGGAGCGTGTAAAGCGGTATGTGGTTAGTCTTACACACAGCCATATATACAAAGACGTGACTCCGACAGAAACGGCTACAAAGACCACTCAAACTGCCCTGCCGGATGTGCTGGTGATTCGCGAAGGATTGAAAATGGGGGATGCGGTTGTCTTGCAACAAATGAAAGGCGGTCAGCAGTTCGTCGTCGTGGATAAGTTGGTGAAACCATGATTCCAGAGGGTGGCAGCATCGTTGATGAAGAGATTGAAGAAGAAGAAATTCCCACCAAGACATATGCCTTGGACTTCACGAATGGTCGCGCACGCGGCATTGTGGACGGTCTGGAGGCTATGCGGCAGGTGGTGTATAAGATACTTCAAACTCTACGCTACGAAAACTTAATATATTCCGATGATTACGGAGCTGAGATAGACCGGCTGCAAGGGCAGAGCCGGTTATTTGTGCAGACCGAATTAAAGAGGCTGGTTCGCGAGGCGCTACTGGCGGATGACCGGATTACAGATGTGCGAGATTTTCAATTCACATTTAACGGTAGCGATGTTCTGGCCGAATTTGAAGTGATCACAACACAAGGGAATTTTAGAGATGAAACGGGGGTCGGAGGCATTGTATGAAAGTCAAACATTTGAGGCTATTCTAGAACGTATGCTTGCTCGCATACCGGATAGCATGGACAAACGAGAGGGGAGTGTTATATATGATGCGCTGGCCCCAAATGCTGCTGAATTAGCTCAAGCATATGTGGAATTAGACACTCAAATAAGCTTGGTTTTCCCTAATCCTGATAACGAGGAATACTTAGATAAATCTGTTGCTTGGTCGGGTACAGAACGCAAAGAAGCGATAAAAGCGCAGTGGCGAGGTAAGTTTTATAACAACCAAAACGAGCTTATGGATGTACCTATCGGTAGTCGTTACTCGATTGAAGAGTTAAACTACGTAGTCATAAGTAAACTGGGAGTTGGACAATTTTCTGTTGAGTGTGAGACTGCTGGAGTAATAGGCAATAAATACACAGGAACATTGCTTCCTATTGATTTTATCGACGGACTAGCAAAAGCTGAACTAGTAGATTTATTGGTTTCTGGAGAAGATGTGGAGTCAGGAGAGGCTTTGTTTGATAGATATCAAGATAAAGTCACCAAACCGATCACCAGCGCAAACAAGAACCAATATGTCGTGTGGGCACGGGAAGTAAGTGGCGTAGGGGATGCAAAGGTATTCCCGCTCTGGAATGGGAACGCCACAGTTAAGGTTGTGATTCTTAACAATGACAAACGAACACCTTCACCTGCTGTTGTACAGGCTGTGCAGATGCATATAGACCCTACTCAGGATGGACACGGTGAAGGCGCTGCGCCTATTGGTCCGGTTGTCACGGTTGTGGGCGCTGGGGAGGTGCCTATAAACGTCAGTGTTCGAGTACAGTTGGCACGGGATGCGACACCCGAAGATGTCAAAGAGCAGTTGGAGGCCAGCATTTCAAAGTATCTCGAAGGCTTGGCCTTTAACGATACCGATACACTGGTACGAATTACTCGGATAGCAAACTTTATCTTGGACGTGCCGCCTGTTATCGATTACTTTGACCTGACTATTAACGGAGTGACCAGCAATATCCAAGTGCCTTTGGATTCGGTTGCTGTGCTTGGGATGGTGGATGTACATGTCTAAAAAACTTATGTCTTATCTGCCTGACTATTACCAAGAGATTGAAGAGTTTGTTCAGATAATGGACGCTGAAGATATCGAGTTCGACAAGTTGAATGCAGCAATAGTGGATACATTCCGCCAGTTTCACCCGGAGACGGCGACCTGGGGCATTAAGTATTGGGAGAAGGATCTAAAAATAGTCTCAATGCCTTCCAAGCCGATCGAGCAACGCCGCAGCGTGGTTATCTCTAAGATGCGCGGGAGCGGCAAAGTGTCTGCAAGCATGATTAAAAATGTGGCAGACAGCTATGACCGCGGCGAAGTTGATGTTACTGTATTTCCGTCTGAATACTATTTTGTGATCAGGTTTATCGGGACACTAGGATTGCCGCCAAATCTCCAAGACTTAAAAGATGCCATAGAAGAGATCAAACCGGCACACTTAGAAGTGCGGTATCAGTTCAGGTACCTTGTTATACGTGAGATACACCACATGATGAGGATCAGTGAAATTAATAACACTCAATTAAACAAATTTGCAGGAGGTGTACCGATTGGCTAGTAATACACCTAAGTTAGGCTTATATATGAAGGACCCCGTAGCAGACGGTAACGATTTCTTCGATGTAAAAACGATGATGAATGACAACTGGGAGAAGATAGACGGTTTTGCTGGTAATATGGATGAGGTTGAAGAACGCCTAAACACTATATCCCGTCAGGACGTAACGCTGAATGCAGGCATGCAGGTCATCACTGCCATTAAGTCGGCTTTGTTTTCTCTGTCCGGCGTAACTGGACGAATGTTGGTGAACTTGCTAGGGCGTATGGGAAACTGCGAAAGCGTGGGCCTGTGGTCGTCTAATACCACAATCGCAACGGATACGGCTAATAAAACCAGCGGGACCAGCAGTTTTAAGCTTACACTTGGCTCTGTGCCTGCCACAGCCTCCGCTACCTTCCTTACCGCGCCAGGTAAAAAGTATATAGCCATTGCTGATGTTAAAAACGGCAATACCAGCAAAGTGTCCATATCCATAAATGGTATTACTGGAGCTACAGGTAATGAGGTAACGTCAGCCTCTGCTTTTGCGCCATCTGTTGTGCGGTTCGCCGCGACGGACTTTTTTCACATTGTTACGATCACGGGAACGGGTGCATCTGGCAATACGTTTAATATGGACAGCGTGCGCGTCTATGAGGTCAGTGATGCAGATTATGCAGCAGCGGCAAGTTATACACCAGCTCAAGCAGCTGCTAAATGGCCTTACGTGGACAGTATAATGCCTGTGCGCAATCCATATGCAATCCGCTGGACAGATACAAACAAGACCGATATCGCGTCCATGCTGGCATTACAAACTGACCTTTACGCCGACCCGATTACAGGAGCAAACGCCGATACGTTGTTTCAACGTGACGGGCAGTACTTCAAAAATAAAAATTGGCAAGGATTGACGTTAGATGGTTCGTTACCATGGGTCTATTACGAAACGGCAACAGGTTATAAGGTTGTACGGCTACCGATCACAAACGGACTTTCCGACAGAGAGCGCGTAGCAAAATATGACGGAAAACTCATTCAACATGCTTTCCCAGTTAGTGCCGCTGACCAATCATACCTGAGTGCTGCCTCTAATGCTCTTGGGCTCTCAATCCCTGTTGCAGACAGCGGGTGGGCAGACGGATACACGCCGACGACGGAAGACATCAAGGCTTATTTTTACGGTTATAAAGCATATGACGCTAATACATTTTTTCCCGCAGACGCTCAAGTAGCTACTACGGCAACATGGAGCGGTACAGGTACCAAGTACTGGGTTCAGCGTGTTGGTGCTCCTAACTATACTCAATCAATGCCACAGGCGGCATATGCAGGATACACGCCATATCAGCTTGTTTATCAGCTCGCAACATCAACGGTGGAGCCTGTCGTTTTCGAGGGCCAGCTATCGTTTGTTGAAGGAGATAACCAAATTGAAGTGGGTGCGGGTGCAATAATTCGAGAGCTGGCTAAACCGTACTTCGAGACGGCGGAAAACCGTTGGAATATTAATAATGGGTCAACTGGAGGGTTTCAGTCCTCACTAACAGCTTACAGAGTTAACAGATTTGTCGGTATATATCGAAATTCAAAACGAGATGAATGGACGCTATTCCCCAACACCGTAACCTCAGCGGGGGCATTGGCACAGAAAAAAGGTTCTGAGTATGATATATCAGCCGTCTACACAGTGTCCTATCTGGCTTTCATGACGGCGCCTGTCACAGCATTTACAGGCTCATATGCTGCAAACGAAAAGACGCTGCTTACGGATTTAGTAAACAACGTACAGCAAGCAAACTCGCGTGTGTCTGTGCTAGAGAACAAAAAGACCGAGAAAGATAGCCCGTCATGGATTGTTCCTACTACACTACTTAATGGTTGGGTGAGTATGGGCGTTCTGGAATACCGAAAGATAGAAAACACTGTTTATTTACGAGCACGAGTTAAAAGTGGCGTTATTGGTCAGCCCTTCATTTCTTTGCCGCCTGGTTATAGGCCGCCAAAAAGCGAAGTCCGGCCTATACAAACTTATACCACCACTGACGTATTTGGCGCCATTATAATCAATGCGGATGGTCGTGTAATTGTATCCGGTGGATCTAACCAAGAAGTAAACGTTTATGTATCATTCACCACGGATTAAGGAGGGATAGTCCCATGAAATCAGCAGCCAAAGTAAATACAAACGGCCTCTATCTGGAGGACGCACTAGTGGACGATGCCTTTTCGGGTGTCGTCCCTTTTTATGCCCGGACGAATAACACTGATCCGGCCGCAGATACTGAGCCGACAACGCCAGAGATTGCAGGCTACACAGTTGGCGTACCAATTACAACACGTGGCCTGTACAAGCCGCGTTTTAATCTGGCAGCGTGGGAAACGTACCAAGCAGCTGTTTATGAGGCGCAGGAAACGTATATAGCCGCGTTAAACGACTGGCAAGCAAAGGGGAGGGTTGCGGAGGAACAGCCTGTATATGTTGCTCCTAAGCAACCAGACAATCTATGGATTGAGGGTCTTACGCCAGAAGAAATAACGGAACTGACCAAACAGCCGGAACCACAGCCAAAGCTTCGTGAAGAACTTACAAATACACAGATTGCAATGGCTGATATGTATGAACAAATGCTTGCTATGCAGGCCGAGCTCGCGGCGCTTAAAGAGGGGAGGTGATTAACGTGGCAGCCATATACGGATCGCTCATTATGAAAGGAATCAAGAAGTTTGAGCAAGTACCAGACATTCAGAAGGAGCCAGTAAGGGCTTATCTAGCTAGTTGGGGATTAGACGTGGATGGCACACCATTAGAAAAATAGGAAGAGTAGGACAGGAAAATAGATAGAGACGGGGGAAGGGTATGCCGGAAGGAGACGTGATGGCGATTGAACAATTGCACACGAAAACAGAAGAGTTAACAGCTCAGTTGCAAGGCCTTAGCGCAGAATTTGCAAGGCTCTCAGCGCAAACATTATCAGATGAAGCGCGTTTTAAGTTGATTGAGCAAACCACAGGCAGGCATGATGATGAAATCCGACAATTGAAGGATTCCACACGGATGATGCAACTGCAATTTGATCAAGTAATGACCAAGATCGACACGCTGGAAATGAAACTGTTTAGCTGGCTCCAACAAACTCAACAGGACAGTGTTAAGGAACGAACCACAAATAATAAACAGTGGTTTAACTTTCTGACTTTTGTATTGGGCGGGACCATAATCGCTATCGTTACAGCGGTATTTGTAAAAGGGGGATTGTGATACTTGTTTAATCAAACCAAATACACGATAGAACGGCGCTACATAAACAAGCGTCGTAATGTAAGACCGGGTACTCGTCTAACAAGCGGGAATCCGGTCTTTTTAGTTGCGCACGATACAGGTAATCCAGGAGCGTCAGCGGATAACCATTACACCTATTTCAATGGGCTGGTAGATCGTTCTGCTTCAGCACAGACGTTCATAGACGACAAAAAGATACTGGAGATCATCCCAACTGGTACCGGACCCGATCCAGCAGAAACGGCTTGGCACGTCTTGTACAACGTAACCACAGATAATGAGCGCTTTGGTGATGATGCGAACGACATCGCTTTGGGCGTGGAAATGTGCTTTGGCGGCAAGATCGACACACTGGAGGCTTACAAGCGCTTTGTATGGTATCTGGCCTATTGCTGCGACAAATGGAGCATAAACCCACGTACACACATACCGAGCCATAAGCAGCTTGACCCAGCCCGTAAGAGGGACGTAGACCAAGCACTAGCGACGATTGGCAAGACGCTTAAGGAATTGGTGCAGGACGTGGAAACAGAGCTTAAAGGTGCTTCCGTGGCTCCTGCGGCGCTGGACTTTACGCCGTTACCTGTGTATATAGCTCAATCCTTGATTGATATCTATGTATCTCCAGCTTGGTTTGCCAGTCAGAAGGCAGCGGATCAGGAAGGCAAGACACATTTTCATAACCTCGCTAATAACCTTCGAGCGGCGGCCGGGTTGAATGAAAAGAATCTACCTCTTGCCGGAGCTGTGAAGCTGTTTAAATCCAATGCGCAAGAGATTATTTTCCGTTGGTTGTCTCCCGCTTGGTTCAAGGCTAAACAGGCGGGGGACAAGGAGCAAATGCAACATTTTAACAATCTGGCTAATTACCTGCGTTCTGCCGCAGGTTTGCCTAAACAATAATAGGGGGATTTATCATGCAAAACGTAATTGAAACAATTCAACCAGCTATTAATACCATTGTTACAGCCATTTTAGGCGTACTGGTGACCTTTGCTTTGGCAGGAATTAATACACTTAAGAATAAGGCTAATAATTGGCTAGACGCACGTACAACAGCGGCACAGCGAGAGGTAATCCATAAAGTAGCAGGGGAGGCTTTTGCACTTGCTCAGACTACGTTTAAAGATGCTGGCGGGGTTCGTAAGATGCAAGAGGCTTTGCAGTATGCATCTTTACGATTGACAGAACAGGGTATTGTAGTATCGTCTACGGAGTTGCAGGCAGCAATTGAGAAGGCATATTTGGAGTATAAGGCTAAGACGAAGTCGGCACTTGCTACTGAAGCACAGCCAAACGAGGAGGCAGCACAGGCCGCAGCTAAGGAAGCTGTATCGGGTCTTGCTGCAAAGCTTAATGATTTCTTGGCACAGGCCACAGCAGAGGTAGATAATACTATTCCAGCTCAGGTACAGGTTGAACCTGAGGCTATTTCAGCACCAACAGGAGCTGTTCAAACACCTGTGACTACAGAGTAAAATTAAAGAGGATAACCTGCTGGCTACGGCTGGCGGGTTATTTTTTTTGCTTGAAATGAGAACATTTGTTCTGTATAATATAAGTATAAGCACAGATTATTGCGATATACATACTGTAAGGAATATTTACCCTGTTTTTTTTAAAAAAACTAAATTTCAAGAAGGAATTAGTGTAGGCTATGTCGAAAGTTGTGTTTAATTTTATATAAATTAAATACAACCTGTTTAAGTAATAGCCTGAAAGCCGTGCTTATGATGTTTGCGTGTTCTTGTGTTTGGGAAAGTTGAGAATGTACTACGCAAAAGGCGGTGATATCCAAATGGCTAAAATAATTTATTTAGAACAGGTGAAGACTATGAGTACAACTAGTACGACTTTCACAGAAACAACAGTTTTCGATGTAGCTAAAACCTTTCTTAATTTAGAACCAATGACACCTAAGAAACTTCAGAAGCTTTGTTATTATGCATATTCCTGGTATATGGTTTTTTATGAGGGAGATAAACTATTTGACGGTGAATTTGAGGCTTGGATTCATGGACCGGTTAACCCCGAGCTTTATCGTGAGTATAGGAAATATGGATTTAACGAAATACCGCAAGAGGATGTATTGCCGGATGAAATTTCGAACAATCCTCAATTGGTAGAATTTTTAGAGCATATTCATCAAACGTATGGTCACTTGGATGGTGATCAGTTGGAGTATTTGACCCATCAAGAAGATCCATGGCTTAATGCGCGTAAGAACTTGAAACCTTACGAACCATCTAATAATGTCGTTGATGATGATGATATTATTGAATATTACAGGGGCGAGCTTGAGAATGGCTAAAGAGAAAAGAAATAGAGCTCCTGTTTTGGGGAGTATTCCTAGACCTTCTGAGTCCACTCCGCGCGCTGGTGAAGAAAGATTAACTAAAGTAGCTCGACGTAATATTGAGGGTTTTAAAGAAAGAAACGTCATTTTTTCTTGGCAGTTTTTTGATCGCAGTAATCCATTGTTTAATTGTGGTGAAGTGGGTCCTGAATGGTTTGTGGATTTAATGGATTCCATGAAAAGCATTTCGCAAATGGAGTTCGAAAAATTCAGAATCCATAATGGCCCACCATTAAGAGTTCATTCTCATGAGTGGGACAGAGTAAGCGCTAAGTATCCACTTAACGAGATGTTGCTTAAGCAAATTGAACAAGACACCCTTCAGTTTGCTGTTTCGAAGGCAAGAGGGCGGGTTCATGGTTTTGTTATTTCTAATGTATTCTACATAGTTTGGGTAGATCCACATCATAACCTCTATCCAATGGAAAGACATGGTGGATTGGATTATTGCGATGCACCTAGTAGCTGTTATGATTGTTTGGAAATTGAAAATAAGGAACTGAGAACTCAATTAGATGAGTTGTATGAAGAATATGGTAGGTTAGTGGCTGAAAATGATAGACTTCAAAGTAGAAATGACAACATAGAGAAATCATCTTAAAATTGCAATCCGAAAGCATCGGTGATACCCTGCTGGCATACGCTGGTGGGGTATTTTTCTGTTTTATAGGGGGAGGAATACATATGTTTAAGTGGATATTTACCGTACTGATTACAATCCTATTGGCTGGTTGCAGCGTGCAACAGCAGGAAGTGGCTAGGCCCAACAAAACAGCTCCTGTTGCGCTTCCAGTTTCACAGGTATCGGCAGACACGGTTAAGCTGGAGTTTCCGTCAAAGCGCTATCCCGAAACAGCACAGCATATTAAAGAGGCTATAGCAGCCGGGAAGTCGTCAGTATGCACGATTGACCGTGATGGAGCCGACCATAACCGCGACCTGTCCCTAAAGGGCGTACCCACCAAGAAGGGCAAGGATCGCGACGAGTGGCCTATGGCGATGTGTTCCGAAGGTGGAGAGGGTGCAGATATTAAGTACATAAGTCCAAAGGATAATCGTGGAGCTGGATCGTGGGTAGGTCACAAATTGGACGACTATCCGGACGGGACAAAAGTTGAATTTATCGTTAAATAGCAAATCCCCGCTAACCTTAACTGGTCGGCGGGGATTTACTTTGTTTATCTAGTAGTGGTTTATGGTATTTTTCTTCTAATCTCTTTTTCTCTATTGCAGCCTCCAGAATTACGGCGGAAGCATACATTCTCTTGCCCTTTACCTCCATCGGGTTATCATGATTCCTAATTTTTTGTTTGATCCTCTTTTAACAAGATACATTATAAGCGGCGAAAGCCGTTTTTTTTGTTTATATAATGTCACCTATAACTACCTTAATCACAAACAATTAAGGTTTTAATTCGATAATTACCAATGCTAAGAAGAATCTATCCAACGTCCTAAAATGAATTTAGATATTTCAGCCTCATTATGGGGAAAACAGCCTTCGGATAGGTCGGTATATGGGAAAGAAGATTCATTTATAGTAAATTATCGAATTTATTACTAGAAAAAATCAAAGCCTATGATATAATCAGCATTGAAATAATTACCATTAATTAAAAAAATATGAATAACCAAACCGAAACTGTATACACTTCCTACTCTTTTAAAATAGATAGGAATTTGTATAAGCATCACCTATCAACGAGCTCCTAACAAATATCTTGGAAGGTGGGAGGACACAAGTAAATATATTTAAGATTTTAAAATCCATTATGTGAGAAGTAGCAAAGAAGTTTTACGAGCATATTCATTTAAGTATTTATCAAAATGATTTAGGAGGTGAGGCTGAACTAAGGGTTAAGTTTTTCGCAGTTCACTCTGGTAGTAAAATCACCGATTATCATGGTTTTTAGAGATGCAGTCCATAATTCGATCATACTGGATTCACGCACTTACTGGACACCTTTATTGATAGAAAGAGTAAAGTCGCTATATAAATAATAGGAGGTGTTGGGTTTTTATGTTAAAATCATTAGTGAGATCTTTATCCTTTTCTATTGCTCTGATTATTTTTGTTGTATTACTACAGACACCAGCAATAACAAATGCAGAACTTGCTCGGGAACCGAAAACAAGTGTATATGATGTGAAAATCGGTGGATTAAATGTTAGAACGGGACCAGGTTTTGCTTATCCCGTAATAGCTCAAGTATCATATGGGGAGGATATTGTGAATTACTGCCCAGCAACTCAAAATAGCTGTGCATCTGTATCAGGTAATGGACAGGAATGGAAGCGAAACTACTATCCTGATTCCAATATTGGTTATTATTCAAACGCGGCCCTTGGGTATATGGCCTGGTATATTACAGCCGAACAAGGAAATTGGAATTATTACTATACCGATGGAGCATGGGTATCGCGCACAAGTACCATTTACAGGGATGCATGTCCAAATTTGAGTGGTAGCAGTGGCATTACTGTAAGCAAAGGGCAGTACCTTAATGCATATTATAAAGATTATGAATTGTATGCTACGGAATGTAATCCAAATGCCTGGCGGATTCACGATAAAGATGCTAATACGGATGGCTATGTTAATGGGTGGAATTTGAAAGCAGAATAAGGAGGTCAAGAGGATGAAAAAGAAAATTTTAATTAGTGTCCTTACTGTTCCATTGATTGTGGTTGCTACTGCAAGCTACTTATATTTAAACACATATACAGTTGTTAGCGCACAAAGCGAGACAATTGCAGCTGCTGAAAAATCCACTAGCAGTAAAGTAGAGTATATTAAAATAACTGTCTCTAATAGCACATATTCTGATCTTTCTTACTCAATTCGTATTCGTGATCGGAAAAATTTAAGTGAGGTCACTGAAGAATATGTGGGAGGAGTTCTGCAAAATAAAATTATAGTTTCTGAAGAGGGAAGACGAGTCACTTCTATAGGGAGGGATCATGTAACGGGGAAACTTGTAGGGAACACCTGGACATTGCCCGTTAACTTGGCTAATGAAAATAAGAAAATTTTAAATATCTCTCTCATGGAAGAACAGAAAAAAGAAATGAAAGAACAAAATTGGGTGAAATCTGTGCGTCTACAATCTAATGACGCATCACTTCAAGAGGTTGTAGCAGAAACGAATCTTAAAAAAGAGACGGTAACCATTGATACTAAAACAGGGCTCCCGGTAAAGAGAGAGGTCTTTGTGAAAGATAAAGAGGGGAATTGGACAGAAGACTCCGTTAGGGTCGAGGAATACAAATATTTAGACTCCATGCCAATGAACTTGCAAAAAATGAATGATGAAGTGGAGATCAAAGAAATTACTGCTCCAATTAAAGAAGATAAATTATTAAAAGGGTAATCCGAACAGTATAAGAACAAAAAGTGAACAACAATAGTAAGAGGAAAAAGTAGCACATTAAAAAGCTCTGCTAACCTTAATTGGTCGGCAGAGCTTGTTTGTTATTTGAAGTAATTGCGGACATTCAGTAATAGCGCGGCGAGGCTTATTACCAGGCCAGATATAGATATGGTCCATAAGATTTCATCATACATAGAGTTACCTCCTATAGAGGGGCATATAGCCCCTTATTGATAATTGTTAGCAGCCTCCAGTTCTTGCATTTTTGAATTTACCGAGTTGTGAAACATGATGTGCCAGTTACTATTCTTAAATTCTTTGTAATCTTTCGCCGCTCCTACCTTTTCAATTGGATGGCCCAACTCCTTCATTGCGCTTTCTAGCAAAATTACATTCTGCTTTGTTGCTCTGTACTTTTTAAACATTATCATTACCTCCCTACGTAAGGCCGCCGCCAATTGTGTATGTCAATCCGTTATGTTAAGATTGGGTGGAGATGGCGCTATACTAGCCGCCACCTCGGGTACTTTTAACGTTTACGCTGCCCGCGTCGTTTAGGTACCTTTTTCTTTTGCTTGCTCTCTTTAAACACTTTGACCAAACCGATAATTGCAGTTATCAGGTTTGTGAGTGCTGTGGAGAGCAAGACCCAATCTATAGCTCTCAATGTGTATCACCTCCTTACATTCTCTATTTTACAGCATTTAAAATGCTTTGTAAATAGCTTTTTTGAGTGTTGCTAAAATATTTTAAATGCTGTAAAATGTGCGTAATTAGGAGTGTGATTTTATGGCGGGAAGACCACCGAAAAAGGATAAGAAAGTCAGAGAGGCTATTTATTTTGAGCCTGATCTACTTGAATGGTTACAGGAGAAAGCCGAAAAGCAAAAATGCACTGTAAGTGTTATAGTCAACCAGATGGTGGAAAAAGCGAAAGAGCAAGAGGAATAATAATTAGTCCTCATTGCTCTTTTTTGTTTACATTGATAAGAACGTTTGTTCGTTATATAATGAGTTCATCCAAACATCAAGGGGTGACATCCGATGAAATTGACATCAAAAGAACTGAGAGCCTTGAGTTATATTGAACAATTTATCGAGGTAAGTAAATATCCGCCAACGGTTCGAGAACTACAAATAGGGCTGGGGCTAGCATCTACATCAACAGCATACGGGTACATGGAGCGCCTACAAAAGAAGGGCTATATTGAACGTGGTGAAAATATGCCGCGTGCACTTAAGGTGTTGCCTTATGCTCACTGATCGGGAACGGAAATTACTCCGCATACTTTATAACTACTCAGCCGGTCGGCGGCGTTTGCCAACCATGAAAGAGTTGGAGATAAAGACAGGTAGGCATACAGAGGACATAAAGGCGGGGCTGCTTGCCTTGGAACAAGACAACTATATTGCATGGGATAACAAGAGCGATACCCGCCACATCATGATAATAGAGGGCTGGGATCGCGCTCAAAAGATCGTTACACCTCCTGGCTCTGCTAATAGGTACTATACGGAATATTAAGCCTCGGATTAATCTGAGGTTTATTTTTTTGTGTACTGGAAAACATATCCCTTGTAAGGAACAAGTGTTCGGAATATAATTTCTACATAACACATCAGGAGGCTACATAAATGTCTAAAAAATTAGAAGGTAACGGGTTATGGGAAAGCAGCCGGATTATCATACCAGAACATAAAGAGGCTTATCTGAAGCTCATGCAGGATCGCCAGCGGCGCGGCAAACCTGAGTTGGACGACCAGGAGGTACAATTGATTGAGCAGGCTCTAATAGAGTCTTACAACTCACGTCAGCCTGTCAGCGTGACCGTATTCAGCCCGTTTGATGATACGGTTATGACTGGTGTAGTTACGTCGATTAACACCGCAAGACGCGAAGTAAAACTGTTTCGTGGTGAGGATGATTTTAGTTGGATTAAGCTAGAGGATATTATATTGGCAGGCTAA